GTAAATGTTTGATCCTGAGCAATTAATGGATATTCACGATTAAATTTAACACCACTGGGTCTATTGTCTAAGACATCTAATGTTTCACTGCCAAATGTGTTTAATTCTTGTAGACTGTTCATGATGCGTAAATCTCCGCAGGGTCTATACCAGCACCATAACGTGTATTGGTCATGTAATCATAGAGACAATCACCAGGTTGACTCATTGAATTTCTAATTTTAAATCTAAAATTACCCAAGCTGGTAGTTTTGGCTTCTGCGTCATAGTCCATTCTAACAATGGCAAATACCAAATTGGTCATGTTATGATTCACAGTCCAATTAGGCATATAATTATAAGCTGGACCTATACTGCCCACAGGATATCCACTGGGTGCTCTTGGTGTGGTTGAATTGCCATCATAAAAATATACAGAAATTTTACCAGCAATATCTTCACAGAAATTATTTGATTTATCAACATAACCGCTGACTGTGGTATTTGAACCAAAGACCAATCTATTGTCATTCCAATAGACATCTAAAATATTGAACGTGCTTTGACCACCAGCGCCCAATGCTACTCGTCCTGTTTTTTCACTGAGCACAAGGCAATAATACATTGTGGTATTGCCATTGGTTAATTGAGCATCTACCACAGCACCTGAAACCACTGCTTCTCCATAGACCACAGGTATACGATAATCTGGATCAGGATCTACTTGTACTCTAGTGCCTTTTTCTTCTACTTGATTGTCTTTGTTGATACTTTTGGCCACTTGATTCAACACCAATCCTGTGACTGCGGTGCGAGCCAATGCGCTGCCTATGGTGTTGCCACCTAGAAAATTAAGAGCAGAACTACCTAAACTTACAATGTCATCTATCCAACTCATTGTTTTGCTCCAAAGTTAAAATTTGCTCCAACAAGACTGGGCACACGATCAAAACTTACATCTGTAGGATAGAATTTTTTCATACTTTCAGGATTGGTCTTGCGTCCAGCAATTTTGTTTTGTAGAAAATCAATGTTGCTGGTACAGATCATGCTGATAGTGTTAGTGGCCACTCTGTTGTCTAGATCATAATCTTCTTCTAATGTATAATTGCTTACAATACCAAAGAAACGACCTGCTGGATTACCTGAAATGGCCAATTGTGTGCCTGTTACAGGATTAAATACCACACGATATATTTCTACTGGACAGCCTTTCATACGGCTGTTAATAATTTCAGCAATGCTGGTATTAGGAATACCACTGACTGTGACTGTGACTGAACCAGATGTGGGTTTTAGTTCACTGCTGCTGCCTGTAATTGACAAAAGACTTCCCAGTCCTACATAACTTTCACCATTGATTGTAACTGTGCCTTTGTAATCACTGAATCTTAATACTGTTGATGCGGGTGTAGCACTAGGACTAGTTTTATAGTAGTCTACTTCAATGCGAACAAATAGTCCTGTTTCTATACTATCATATGTGCTTAGATTAATAGGCATTAGACAACCTCAACAAAAATAAATGAACCTGACCAACTAACTTGATTTCTAGCTGATATAATCCATTCAGGAAATTGTGTACAAATCACAGTATATGATTCATTACTACCTGGTGCTACATTACCATAATACCATGGAAATTTAGCATAAGGAATAGTTAAAGTGGCAGTCTGATAGCGATCCAATGCTTCAGCAGCAATGATATTTGTGCGCAGATCTGTCCAAGGAATACCATCTGGTAATTTAACTTCAAATCTTTTTAGCGCATTGCCACGACTCACTGCTCTCACAGTGCCATCACGGCTTTGTGTGCTGGCCACTATCTTTTTTCTATTAATGCTAAATGATTCAGCACGATCCATAATCCATTGGAAACTCATTGTTTATCTCCTTGCTGGTGTTAGTTTAGCACCTTGTTGTGCCACTGCGTGAATGAAACCTGGATCACGAGCAATTAGGCTCTTGAAACTGGCAGCGTCCACAGCATTGATATAATAAGTTACTGAACCAGCCATACCTAATGCTTCATTGGGTATCACAGTTCTTCCTGCTGCGCCTGTGATAATTTCAGGACCACGTTCGCCAACTAGCACAGGTTTATTTGTAGGTATAACACCACCATTGGCAAAACCTAATAATTTAGCAAAGAAGTTGCCACCGCTTGATCCACCTGATTGAATTGTGAATAGCTGTGCCATCAATTGACGTATTTGACTGCGTAGCAATTCTTCTGCCATGCTGATCACAAAATTCTTCCACTCAAATTTACCAGTCTTGGCAAAATTAATAATAGCATCTTCCATGCCCTGTGTGGCCTTACGGAATATAGCTTCTGCTGCTTTGGCGCCATTGGTAGCTTCATCAAGATACTGTTGAAATGCTGAAGTCCAACCTGTGCTAAATTGACGACTCTTTTCATATAATTGCCCAGTGCTGGCAATTAAACTATCATTATTAGCCTTGGCAGCTTTGTAATATGCTTGTTCTTCAGTGGCAGTCATTTCTGTTAATTTTAGACTACGACGACGAGCATTTTCTTGTTCTATCTGTGCGCGAGCACTTTCTTCGCTGGCACGAGCAATATCATAGTATTTCTTTTCTATTTCAGTCATGCCAACTTTGGCAATGTCATCTTGAATCTTTCTTAATTCTCTATTGCCATCTAATTGACTTCTAATACTGAATTCACTTAAGGCCAATCTACGTTTTTCTGCTTCTTGTAAAATATAATTTTCATTAGTTAATTGTTTAACTATGTTGATTTGACTAGCATATTCTTCAGTGACTCTACGCAGTGCTTCTTGTATTAGAGGCAGTTGTGCTTGATCTTCTGCTGACTTACTTTGAGATTTTTTACGATAGTCATCAGTTAATCTATTAACTTCAGATAGATAACTATTTTCTAAATCAAACAGTGCTTGGCGAACACTACGTTGTTGTTCACTGGCTCCTATCAATTCTTGTTCTAGATTTAGACGCTTGATCAATTCGCCATTTTGTCTTTGATAATTTATAACTATTTGATCTAATTCATCTTTGGCCTGACGCATGACCTTAGGGTCTAAGAATTTAGGAGCAGGAGCACTAGCTGTGGTATCTAATTGTGATTTTAAATTGGCCATTTCCTTGCGGAAATTTTCTAATTCTGTTCTTGATCCGCTGCCTTCAGTGCCTAGATCTTTAAATCCTTCTTTAATTTTATCAAAGCCCATCCAAGCAGCTGCCGCAGCGCCAATGCTTAATAGATATTTTAAGAATCTACCCATTGGGGTTAGAGTGAAAATTACAGTACTGACAAAGGCCAATATGCCACCACCAGCAGCAGTCATTGTTTTACCAAAGTCAGCCATTCTTTCTATGGTTTCTCTAACAAACATGGTAAGACTACCAAAGCCAGTGGCTATTCTACCTAACACAGCACCAAAAGCTGCTATGATCCTACCAGCAACAGAAAATACAATTAATGTGCCAACTACCTGTACCAACATGCCAATAGGACCAATAATTTGATCAATGCTCTTGCTTAATTGATAGATTTTAAAGGCCACATATTCTATACTAAGAGCAAATGTTTGACCAACTTGAGTATTTCTTTCAAATTCATCAAAGGCCAAAGCAGTGGTTGTTTTTAGAGTGTTAAATGCGCCTGATATTGTGGGAATTGTTTTGGCAAAATCTTGTTCAATGGCATCACGTGCTTTACGCATGGCTTGAACAAAGTCTTGTGCTGTGATTTGACCTTCACTGCCCAGTTTCTTAAGAGCACCAACTGGAACGCCTAGTTGATCTGCTAGAGCTTTGGCCACAGGTGGTAAGCCTTCTAAGATTGAACGTAATTCATCACCTTGGAACACACCACTTTGTAATGCTTGACCTAACTGTAGCAATGGACCAGCAGCTTCATTGGCACTTAGACCACTGGCTGTCATAGCTTTAGCCAAACTGTCTGTGATATTTGCTGCTTCTTGTTGACTAATGCCTAGTTCTCGTGCTGAACGAGCAATTCTAAAATATAAATCACCAACAGCAGTTAAATTAGTTCTAGCACCAACAGCAATGCCTGCCAATGCTTTAAATTGTGTATTAGCCTGTTCTTGGCTATCACTTAATAACATCAGTTTATTACGCAAATTGGTAATGTCATCACTGAATCTAGTCACAGCAGCAATTGATATACCAGCAAAAGCAGTTTTAAACGCAGTAGTTAATCCACCTAAGGAATTATTAAGATTTTGAATATTGCGTATAGCTTGACTAGTGTCAACGCTAACATTATAATTTAAATCACCAGCAGCCATATCATCGCTTCCTTAAAATTTGTTTAATTCTTTGTCGCATAAATTCTTTACTAGGTTTACTCATACCATCAGGTGCTTGACGACTATAACCACGATCTAATCTACCAGCATAAGGATATTGTGCCTGTATTTTGCGATTACTGTTAGTTAATTTGGTCTTTGAACGAGCATTACCAGTACGCTTGGGAGTTACAGAAACAAAAAATTTATGTACTTCACTGGGCAAATTATTGAGATCTTGTTGTATTTTTTTTAAATTTGGTGTAATCAAATTTTGATTTAACATGATCCTAAAAGTTATACTCATTCTTGGTTCCTTGCTTTATTCAACATGGCCAACATTTGATCTGTGCTTAATTTAGGCGGCGGAGGAGGTTTACCATCCTGTTTAGCAGCAGCAAGATCTATTTGATGTTGCTGCCACTTGCTGCTAAGATCTAACACATATAGATCAAATGTTGTTGCTCTGGCCAATGCCTCACTGGGCAACATATGATATCTGTGGGCGAGGTTATCTAAACTGATGTATAACAATAATGTTTGATCTGACCAGTCTGGATCCTCGCCTACTATTTTCCCAACTTTTCTACAATCTTACCTATGGCTTTAAGTAACAAAGCAGTAGGCAACATGGCTTCATCATTGACAATTTCTTTGCCTTTTTCATCTAAAATTAATTTACGCACAATGTCAATCATCTGTGTTTGATCTTGTTGACTGGCATTGGCCAACTTCATAAAAATATCCAGTGGTTGACGATCCCATGTGTAAAATTCAATGGGTTCACCAAATTCCGTGATGATGTCTTGATCATCAATGGTCACTGTGATTAATTTGGGTTTTGCTGCTAATTGATTAAGTTTCATATCTTTGTATCTCCTTGTCTGCGAATCATAGTGTTAGCCACTGCTAACACAAAACTAAGTCTACTCTGTATCTTGTTTAGATCATCTTTGGCACAACGTAGTTCATTTGTGGCTTTGGCAACTTCTGCCAGTAGACTTTCTAGCAATTCTTGATCGTTTTTTGAATCTATTACTGACATCTATGAATCCTATACTATATTTACACTAACTAAAGAAAATAGGGGGCGAAATGCCCCCTATTCATTGACCTAACAGTATGATTAGGATGTGGCAACTAGGTATTCGCCAGTTACAGTGATTGTAATTGGTGAAACCCACACAGGTGCGTCAGCTGACACAGTAGGAGCAAGACCAGTGATATAGCCTCGTCCTTTTAGAACTCTGTCTGTGCTGGCATTTTCACGCATTTTTAATGTAAACGCAATGAAAGTCTTGTTGCGACTTAGACCTAATAGGCCTTGAGCAGCCACAGTGTCAGTTTGTACGCTACCTAAGGTAGTGCCAAAGAAAGCAGCATCATCAACAACAATGTTCATGCTAACTGAGTTAGTAGAAGTAGTTGCGATCTGCTGTTTTGCTGTGCTGTCTAATTGACTCCAAGTGAAAACGTCATTGGCAGCGTTCACAGTGATATCTTGAATCGCTGGAACAACCAATGGGCTAGCACCTAAAGCAATCGCAGTAGGAGGATCTCCTGTGATTGTTGAACTGGCTACAGTGTCAATTGATAGAACAATTTGACTAGTTGTACCAGGTGCTGGATTAATATAAGCCATGGTAATTTCTTCCTTATGTTAAAGTGGTAAATCTAAATTCAAATTCCGTGACCATTTTGTCTTCTTCATAAGTGGTAGAAACATCAACTTCTCTACGGTTTACACCTGTAATATCTGTAGAGTTTCTAGCAGTTTTGATATTAGCGACTAATGATTGGTAATTTGAAGGCATTTGTTTAGCGTCTGTGCTCATGTAGACACGTACTGTGGTAGTTTCTGCGTTAATGACAACACCATCAAGCGTTGATATCAAATTATCATGAACGGTCTGTGCTTGATCAACATAGATCGTCTTCATGTTTTTAAGATATAATGCTTGACCTGAAGCATTAAAAGGTCTCTCATCACTGAGTCTAAATGAACCCAATTGGAGGTCTTTTATATGATCATATATGGCAGTTCTCATCTCACTCTCTTTAAGTTATAGACGCCTGGTTGCTTTTCTGCGCTTGAGATTGCTCCTGAGCCATCAAAGTCATACCAGTCTCCCGCAGTGACTAATTCTTGAAAGAGATTTTCAGCTCTTTGTTTGTAATAGCCCATCTTTCTGCGTTCTGCTGAATCTTCATTGGAAAAGTCAGCAACATTGGGCAGTATATAATCTGCCAATGCCATTGAAACACAAAGTTCAGTAAAATCGTTATAACGATCTTTGATCTTACTGGGATTCAATGCGGGAATGTCAGCCACAGTGGCAATATTGCCAGTGCCACGCTTGATGTAATAATCTTGCCACCAAGCAGTCATGCGTAACTGTGTAAGTATACGCTCTGTGGCTCTTGTTAAGTGTTGCTCAACTATGTCATCAGTAAGGCCTTCATTAGCATCAAACAGTCTTTGATCTTGATCAAGAACGTCTTGATACTCAGCGAAACTGGTTACAGTTGTACCTGATTTAATGAAAGCCATTACGTATCTCCAATTAAGCTACTAGGTCAACGTTCATGAGGACGCCGTGGCCAGCTTGTAGAACAGCAGCACCAGCAACACCAGTTAGAACAACATCAGTAGCACGAGCAGCAGCTTGACGCTGTTCTTCCATAGTGATAGAACCACGCATTGCGTGACCTAGAGCACTTGGAGCAAACACAGCGCAAGTAGCAACGCCTGTACCAGCAGCATAAGGAACTAGGCTAGACTCAATTACGCGGCAACCAGCGAACTGAGCCACGAAGTAGTTAGCAAGAATGTTATCAGCATAAGCACCGCTAGCTGTGTAAGAATCAACAGCAGTTAGGCTCTTCTTGAGTTTGTTAGCTGCTAATGGGTGTAGTACGCAGACAAATGGGCCAACCAACTTGTTAGCACGTAGAGTAGCTACACGATCCATGATGTCGTCTTTGCCAAAACTAGCAAGAGCGATAGCAGTTGAACTACCGCTCAAGCTGGCAAATTCAGCAAAAACTTGTGTGTCCATTGCTTCAGCAATAGCACGACCACTTTGATCACCAACTTGTGCCATAACGTCACTGACTGCTGAGTCACGTAACATGTCATTGATTCTGTGATAAACAACGTGCTCTTTCATAGTGATAGAAGCAGAAGTTGTGTTAGTGTCCTTGGCAGTAGCAGCTGATTCGTCTGCGATTGTTTCAGCAGCAATAGAGCTCCATACTGGAACTTGAACAGTCTTACCAGCGTTGGCAGGTAAGTCAAACACTGTTACTAATTGACGAGCAACAGAGTTTTCGTAGGCAGCATATTGAGCAGCGCCTACCAGGTTAGCAAATAATTCGCTATTAATAGAACTTGTGTTAGCCATGATTAAAAATCTCCTTGATTATTGTGGCATTAAATTTTATCTGCCTTTCTTAGTGGCAGCGGCATAGATCTTTCTATGCTCTGGATTCCGCATATCTAATTTAGAGATATCAATTTTGACATTGTCCGCAACATGGCTACTCTTTGTATTAGTAGTTGCTGGTGCTGGTTGAACAAAATGCGGATTTAAATCTAAGAACTCTCGCACTAGATCTTCCACGGATAGTGGACTGCCTTTATCGCTATAGCGAACGGCTCCTTTGCTATCCACAACTTCAACTTCACCATCTGCGTTCAATCTAACATTATTATTGAGTAGGGCTTTGACTTGTTCTGGAGCCACAGCTCGCATGTTTGCTGCTGCGCTCAACAGTGGAGTGTTGACCTTGTACTCTTTAATAACTGAATCTCTGCGTTGGATTTCAGACTCCCATTTTTGCGCTTTTTCTTGAAGAATCTTTTCAAATTCTCCACGCTTTAACTGTTGCTCTTGCTGACGCTTTTCTGCTTCAGTTTTGAGCTGCTTGAGTTGTTCAATATCACCTAGCTCTGCGTAAATGCCAAGTTGTTTTTCATACTTCTTAGCAATACTGGCCTTTAGGCCTGCCATGTGACGGTCAAATTCTTCTTGCGTGTAAGTTTTAGCTGCGCTTGCCAGATTTTCAAGGTTATCACCTGCGGTATCTGTTACCTCTGTGGCCAATGATTGATCGCTCATCGTGGGCGTGCCTCCTATTGAGTGTTAATAACGTATTTATAGTGTGCGTGAAAAAACACAGTGAAATTGATCAGTTTTCACTGTGCGTCTTCGTCGCTCCCAGCTTTTAAGTGTTGTCGTAACATATTTAATTCTGCTCTGCGCTGTTGTATTATAACTGGCACAGGTGTAGCATATTCTCCATAACTAGGATATGAAAATAACCATTCATATTCTTTGTCATCATAGTCCAATGCTGAGCAGATTGATTCTATCACAGCAGGTTCTGCGTTGATCAAGTACATTCTAGCACGATATTCCATGAGAGGCAGTTTGCGCCCCTCATAGCGAACAACGTCAATTTTGCCTTTGATCCAGGCTACCAAACTCCAAGGGCACTGTGTTTGAATGCTCTTGAAATATGTGAGCCAATCAACGCTTTGGTGGCTTCTTGCCTCTTCCACGACCTCTACCCATAACAGTCTCCTTTTTATAACCACTGGCATAGGCTGCTTGGCCTTGACGTGCTGCCTGCGCACGAGTGGGATATACTTTACCCTGTGTGCCCCACTGATATCCTCCAGGAACTTTACGTACTGGCATAATTAATCCTCGTGAACATAGCCCAGTGCGGCATATTGTTCATGTTCTTGTTCTGTTCTAGCAATATATTCTTTGCCAGTGTCAAGATCTTTCATGATGTGTGGTTCAAATGGTGCTTCAGCAGGCAATCCCTCACTTGCGCCCACCATGTCTTGAGCAAAGATGATGTCTTCTTCTTCACCTAACCATTCTACAATTCTACCATCAATGATGTTCATTACTCTAGGATCTGTGGCTGCTGATTTGGCCTGTGCTAGTTGAGCAATTTCTGATCCAGTGTCACGAATATTAAATGATCCTGGATAGTCTATACTGCCATCCCAGGTATAGCCCATGTATTCAGAAAATAATTTCCATAATTGTTCTTCAGCAAGTTCTAATTCATCTGCTGATTCACTGAGACGTGCGTTGAGCAATTGGAATTCTGTTTCCATAGCAACACCACTCATTGTACGGCTTTCTGTAGCACGAACAGCACCAGTGTTGGCCATTTTGTCTATGGCATCTGTTGATTGGCGAACTGCTGATAAAATATTGTTGATATCGCTTGATCCAAAGTTTAACACATAGGGTTTTAATCCAGGATCTGAATTTTCTTCTACACGTATCACAGCACCAGAGCCTGTGCCTACCTGAGTTTGACCAGCAACTACTAGGCTGGGATGTGTATTCATTTGTACACTTTGAAAGATTTCACTGTAACTGTTATAGATATATTTTTGATGATCAGCAATGTCAGCAATGGCACTTACACCAATGCCTCTCACAGTTGATCTACGATTGTAAACACAGATTGCGGGTATCTTGCTTAGACCATTTGGTTCAACGATCTTTTCTGAAATTGTTTGATCTTTTAGATTGACCACTGTGGTTGTAATAGTTTCTGGAGTCCACTCTTTGACTGTGCGTACATCACCATTGACATCTTCTAGATATTTGAAGTAGACTAATTCAAAGCGTCCTGACGGTGAACGCTTCCACAACCAGTCTAACACAACTAGGGGAGTTAATAGATTAACATAAGGACGCACACCTTGAGCCTGTTCATCAGCACGAGTTAAAGCACCTACGTTGGGTTTGGCAACTACAATCCAAGCATGACCAAACACATTGGTCCAGGTTGACACATCTTTCATAAATGCGTTGAGACTGCGTCCTTCCATGTCTGCGTCATTGAGAAAATCTTCTACTTCAGGTAGATATTCTAATGATTCTAGTTCTCTGTCAGGTTCTTCACGAAATAGAAATGAATTATATACTGATATTACACTTTGACAGTGATTTTCTAATGGTGTAGCTTTCAGTCTATTTTGATATTCAACTTCAGTTTCTAGTTGATATCTGGTCAAATGTCCTGCTGAACGATATTCATCACCACCTAGATAACTTTCTAGGTAATAGCGCCAAATTGGATATTGTGCGTCATAGATAGTATTGCCGCTAATTGTGGCAGCAATTTCTGATTGTATAGTTTCAATTACGTTCATATTTTTTATGTCCTTGCTAATGCGTGACCAAATCGCTGTGGCACAGTCAACGCAGGATCTATATCACGACGTATTGGGAATAGATAATCTACTGCGTATGATAAGGCATCAAACATATGATCCCATTGCCCTTTATCTGGTGTTTGTGTGCCTTCTTTATAGCAGAATTTTTCTAGTGATTCAATAGTGTATTTACACTTGGGCGAAATAAACAACTGTCTAATGCCTACAGAATTACAGAATCTTGAATTTGTAGCATTGATTCTGTCTTTAACAGGTGTATGTGCCCTAGGTGCTTTTACTATAAATCCTGCGTTTTGTAATATGGTGTGGTCAGTAAGGCCGCCACCTGACGTTTTTCTTTGACTGCCTGCTGGGTCTGGATAACAGAATATTTTTGAAGCGGAATACCTAGCCTTAAGTTCTTCTGCCAGTTCGTGAGTATTACTGGAATACATTTGGATTTCATCAATGGCATATAATAAATCTCCATCTCGCAGCATGATCACAGCGCAGATAGGACTTACGTTAAAGTCACAGCCTACTAACAGTGTGCGTGTGTCTAAGGCCTGTGGTGCTGCGCAGACATTTAATTCACGGTTAAAAGCCCAGGCTATGCGACCCTGATAACTTTCAAATGTGGCTTCATATTCTTGACGAAATGTGCGATGATCTAGATCTCTACGTGCTGCTTCAATTTCTTCAGGTTTGACATTGCCACCTTGTATTGTAGTATATTGAAAACTACGCCATTCAGGTGTGTTTAGACCCGTTTGATATAGTTCATAACTCCAATTGCTAGTGCCTTTGGGTGTACCAATGAAAAGAGCACGCCCTTGACGATCAGACAGAGTAGGGCGTAGAGTTTCATACCAAGCATCAGGGTCAATATCAGCAAACTCATCGCAACAAATAAAATCAAGGCCCACACCGCGTAGACTATCATAGTTGTCACTGCCTTTAAGAGCAATAACACTGCCATTAACAAGCTGTATAGTGAGTTCTGTTTCATTTGTTTTGACCACCCAATTTAGATCTAATAATTTATTCTTTAATTTTTTCCATACAATCTGGCGGGCCATTTTGTAAGTAGGAGCAATGTACCATACTTCTTTGCCAGGTTCTCTGGCATGATAACACAGTTCTCTAATAGCAAGATGTGTTTTGCCAAAACGTCGCCCAGCTATGACCACACGAAAACGTGCGGGATCTTCTGTGATAGTTTTCTGTGCTAGACTCAGTGGCATCAGTCGTCAGACCAAGGTAGTGGTTTCTTGTCTTCAGAATTTGTAGGTGCGTCACTCATGCCTAAAATATTCTTAGCAAGAAATATCAGCACAGCAGCTGAGCCACCATGTGCTGCTTTTAACATTGATCTGCGTAGGCTGATCTTAAGTTCTTCTCTGCCCTTTATGAGATAATCCGCAAAGTTATATCTCAGTGTGTCTTCTTTGACGCCAAAGAAGTTGGCAATGTCTCTATCAGTACAGCCCAGTTTGGCCAATTCAGCAACTTGATCTGGGGGTACTACTGTACGGTCTCTGCCCACAGGTAAGCCTATAATAGTGCCTTCTGTGAGTTCTTTAGGCTTGGGGCCAGTCTTTGCTGCTTCTGATTCTGTGGAGGTGGCAATGTCTTGTGGTTGTTCCATAATATTATTTATGGAATACCACAAAAAACCTCAGCGAGATTGGCAGTTTTTTAGTTATTCAAACAGTGATTGCCATGAACTTAGACCTTTAACTGGTCTTGGCTTTAGGGGTTCTTGACACTTGACCCACAGTTCTCTCAATACCATTGACATTTCCCATGTGGTTGATTTGGTCAATTTGGTATCTAGACAACGATCATGATCATGTTCATATTTTAACAGAGTTTGTACTGTGTGTACAAAGGCTCTGCGCTGTGAAGTAGTGAATAGGTCAGGATAACGCTCTAACAGTTCTCCCACTGCTTCTAATACCATGCGCCAATCTTCATTGTCCCAACGATGTAGATATTCTCCCCAAATTAGTTTATTGTCTCTGGGTATGTGACCCAAACGCCGTTTAATATCTAATTGTGCTAGGGCAAATTGCCCCCATAATTCTACGCCTTGTTCTAGTCTTGTCATGTTTGTCACCTTTGTTGTATTATTTACTAAAAACTCTCTTTTGTCAAGACTTTAGGTAAAAAAAACCCCCGCAAATTGCTTCACGGGGGTTCAGAGTGGATTTAGAGAATATCAATGCCAGTTACTGGCATAATTATTTATCCTTGTTTAATTGTTCAATGGCCTGTTTGTGTGTTCTAATCACTGAGACCAATTCATTGTGCTGTATGACAAGATCACGCATGGTGGCAGCCAATTGATTTTGTATCTGTGCCAATTCACGCTGCTGGTGATCTATCTTGGCCAGAGCCTTACCGTGATCTATCAACAGTTGATAGGGATCCCAAGTTGATTGCCACCAATCACTCATTATTGGCCAGCCTTGCCTTGGTACGATAGCGTTTGCCTATGTTCTTTTTGGCATGTATCACTAGATGATCTTTTCTAGTCATAAATTTACAATTGGTCATTGACCAAGGCAGTGTTTCATCATGTCTGGTCAAGATCACACAGTGTGAACTGCGACCACGTCTGGCCCATAGATCAGGTTGCCAAAGATCATACCATTGATTCAATGTGAGTTCATAGGCTTCACCTCTCCACGTGGCCTGTGCTTTGTGTCGCATATAGGCAATGTGTTGTTCGTGACGTAGTACATCTGGACCACTGACCCAGACCTGTGGACGAGGTCCTGTACAACCATACTTGGTTGGTCTAACTTGAGCGGGTTTGTAATAAGTTCCTTCTGGCATAATTATTCTCCTCAATGTATTTATTAGAATATAAAAAAAGCCCCCATATTTCAGGGGGCTAGACACCTATCTTAGAGAATCACTTTAAAGGCACAAGGAATAACAAGACCACTCCTCCTTTCTTTAAAGTACTAGTATTATAGCATGTTTACGCTAACAATCAAGTTATTTGGCAATCCAGCCCTGGCGTTGACCTTGACTGTTATAAATGTAAGTTCTACCTGAGGCAGAGCCACAATATCTAGGTTGATTAGTTCTATAAGGTTCTACCCATACTACTAACTTGTCACCTTCTATGCGAGTTTGTAGTCCCGCAGTGGTGTGATTGATCACAGTGGTATCAACACAGGGATCTTTAATCGTTGAGCAGGCTGTCAATGTCAAAGTGGTCAGCGTTATTATCAGTGTCTTCATCAGTGAGTTCAGGTGTAACATCTAGTAAAGTATAGTTAGGGTTGGCTAATAAGAGATCTTTTACACTACGTAGAGCCACAAAGTCCTGCCAGGTAATTTCAGGATCAACTGGTAGATCTAGAGTGAATTCTCTGTATTGGTCAAGATTGTGTAGTGTTAGTTGATATTTCATAGTGTAATTATATAGAAGTTAGGTTGAGTAGTCTGTGGTTTTATCGCAACATTTAACCATTATGTGTACTTGATCAACCAATAGGTAATTGATCTGGGGGGGCCTGTGATAGAAATGGCTGTGTCTATGGTTTGATCATCAATATTCCATGCGCCCAAATGGAAATGGAATTCGCAGCCTAGATCTTGTGCTGCTTGCCAAGCTGGTTCTCCAATGAGATGACAAAGCATTTCTGGGTCATTGCGACTAAATGTATCCAATAGATCTCTAGGCAATGGTTTGCGAAAAATTATATGAGTCATGGCACAGCACGCCAACAAACATCTGAGAATTCTTGTAGACTCATGCTGTTTCTGCCATTGAAACTCCAATAGTAAAATTGATCTCCTAACTGATTCAATGTAGCAGGATATATTAAATCATTAACTACAAAGTAGGCTATCTGTGGCTGACACTGCTGATGTATTTCTAAAAGATTAATATCACGTATGGGATTCTTAACATGATCTTTGGCATAAAATCTAGTGAATCTAATTTTGCTCTTGCTTAGTAATCTAACCAACATGGTCAATGCTGCGTCATAGGCTCTTGCTTCTACTGGCGTCTTAGGTTCTTCATTGCTCCAACTGCCATTTAAGGTTTTGCCTAATTGTCGTTGACCAGTAGAATACAATACATCATATTCAATGCTAGGGCGATCATTATTATACCAAACTCTACAACGACAGTTGCTGATTTTTTTAACATGTTTTTCAGGTTCAGGAGGCAGCACGTTTTCTTCTTTAAGTCGTTGCCAATTATGATCATAGATCTGTTCATTGACAGGTCTAGCATAATAGTCAGGTTTGTCTGCTTGTCTTTCTTGCTCTAATAAGTTTAACCATTCTTCGCTGTCATAGTATTCTTCAGGAATATTAACATCATCCCAATCATATTCAACATTGGGATTATTCATTTCCAACTGCTCCTTCTAGGCAACACCTTAACTTTTTCCAAATTTGATTCGCTGTCATATCTGTAGGGATATTGAGCATTATCTACTGGCATTAAAGTAATTTCTCTATATTTGCCATCAATCCAAAGATGAGCAACAGGAACACTTTGACGTTGTTCTAACACACATGCTAGCCCAAGTTCAATGCTGTTGCGAAATATATTTCCTTTAACAAACTTATCTCTAACTCGTCCTTTGCCAATCCATTTATCTCTACTGTTAATCATGATAAATTTCGCATAGGCTTCTTGGTATTCCCATTCATTGTGATATTGTTCAGGAATGTTGCTAAAAAATTCTCTTCCTCTGCTGCTGTGTGTAAGACTGAATACCATTTTATTAAATTCGCCTGCTGGTGTAGTTGTCAAACGAAAATCCACATTCAAAGTTCTGCGAATTGTTTTGGGTGATTTGAGACTGGCACTTAGATAACAGATTTCAGGTGGCAAAATCACGGCACCAGGGTTCACTTGAGAAACAAGTTTCTCTTCTATCTCTTGGCCAAGAGATAACGAAGTGCCAATTGGCAACTGCTTTGCGTCAATGACAGGGTCATTTGCGAAAGCATTACTGATGTCATAGTTTTTAGTTTTATAGTTTTTAGTATCTATAGTGTCTATAGTGTCTAGTGTCTTGATATTATATTCGCGGCCTGCTGATTTTTTTTCAGCAGAAATACGAGCCAATATCTCTTTTGAGTTTAATTTATTCATGTATTCTCCTTAAAATGATATGCTGTCACGCACTATTATTTAGCAAAATACCATAAAAGTCAAGACAAATAGGCAAAAAAATACCCCCCAATTGCTGGGGGGTATCCAACCCATAGGATAGGTTGTTGGACTGGTAGAAGAGAGGAGAAATATAAGTGACAGCCTACATTTCAAAGGAACCCCACATGACTAAGGGACCCAGTCCAAAGATACTATGGCAGAAGTATCTGTAGAGCACGAATGGCAAACGCGATCTACACAATTATTTATTACGTTTTTGTAAAATCTGTTGAAAATAGTGATTAACTATGCTATTTGAAATACTAAATTGTTTAGTGGTAGGATTTCTAGTTAATTGACAACCATTACAGGTTTCTCGCCAATGTTTTACAGGATCTGTGTATAATTTACGATAAATTACGCGATCTTCACAGATCTTGCCGCAATCTTCACACATTTTGGCCTGTGGTTTAAGACGTTTAATTTTTACACTTTGAGTGGGATTTGAATTTTTAGTAATGGCTACTTCTTGACCTAAACGCCAAACAGTTTCTGGTTCATTAGGTTCGCGATGTTGACTAGTGATAGGCGCTCTTACTTGTTCAAGTTCTGCGTGTTCTTGTAAAAATTTGATAAACTTTTCGTGCTCCATCACTTACTTATGGAGCATGAGTTTATTGAGGTAAGAATTTGATGATAATGGCTAGAGCAGCAGCCATGCCCAAAACATACCAGCGCCAATTTTCTAATAGTTTAAGTCTGTTATCTTGATCTTTATGAACAGCTTTTTCTTCTTCTCGTAATGCTTTGACTTCATCTAGGATAAGTTCACGTGTTTTGTGAATACAGGCATGAACTGCTTTTATATCCTCTCTAACTTCGTCTAATTTGTTGTTAATTGCTTCTACTTTTGTTTCCAATACAGCAACACGGCTGTTCATAGTTTCTCTTGGCATACATGATCCTTATGCTAATTTAGTAATTTTTAATATCATTCTACTACCAGTTTTTAGGCCAGACCCTGCTCCACTATGTCTAAATTCATAGGTATTGCTAGTAGTAATTGTATGAGCATAACAATAATGAGGCCAAATCCATGAATCAGTTGATGCTGTAGTTGAAGGCATCTGTTGTGTTTGTAAATTGGCTGCTCCAGTGGTATTATAAAGAGCAGTACCACTGGCATTATCACCGTGAGTAGCACTACCAAACAATTCTATCAAATATGTGCCTGCTGAGGTTATAGTGAATTGACCTGCCGCTGTTGAAGTACCCAATGTTAACCAACTACCTGGATCACGATGTTCTGTAGACCAATTTAATCTTTGTTCATTGCTAGCATAACTGTAATAGGCAGTAGCATAGGCCACTGCTATTTCAGCAGCACCTCCACTTGATGTAGTCCAAGCAGCAGTTCCAGCACTTGACAATGCCAGCACCTGTCCTGTAGTACCAGTGGCAGAAGGGAATGTAGTTCCGCCAATGACAGCACTACCTGTAATAGTGGGCGCGGCACTTAATACAGCATTACCAGTACCAGTAATAGTTTCAAAAGATCTTGCCACTACCCAACTGGTAGCTGCGTTTGATCCTGTGTTAACACAAAACACTTCCATTGTGCCACCAGTTGGTATAGTTGTAACTAACACACTGGTAGAAGTATTAATTGTGGCAGTTTGTCCACTATTGTTGATAAATTTAAAGCCCTGCCCAAATGCCATAGTAGCAGTGGATGGTAATGTTACTGTGGCAGCTGAACCACCATAGATATGCTGTAGATAATTGCTGGTACTAGTTAATGAAAATGAACCACCGTTAGTAGCAGTATAGGTAAACACAGCACTTTGTGGATTAGTCCAACTGGCTTGATTAGAGCCGTTTGTGGTTAAGACAAAGTTGTTAGTACCTGCTGTGTTGGGCCAATTCACACCATCAAGTGTTACATAACCAGTACCATTTGGTGTAATTGAGATATTCTGGTTGGCACCATTGGCTATGGTAATAGTACCACTGTTAGTTGATTGATTAGTTGATAATACCAGATTTTGTGTGGTAACTGTGGTGATATTTTGTGCGTCACTGCCAGTTGAATGTCCTAACAACAAGGAATTAGGGGCCATAGTGGCAAATCTTGTAGCATTGGTAAAATTATCAGTTGATCTTTCAAAAGCAATTTGATGAGCATTACTGGTACTATAAACACCACCTACACGAGTGAAAAAGCTTTGTGTACTAGCTGAATCTCTCATACTAAATGCCACAGCAGCCATATGATCATTCATATTAGCCAAAGTGTTTGCGGTAAAGTTACGTTGAACACCTAGAGCATTACTTTGTGTACCTGTGCTTGCTGATCTACGCACAAGACTTATTCCAGTACCTGCGTTATTAACCACAATAACACCAGTGCCATTGGCATCAAGCAACATGTTACCGTTAGTACCATCTTGTATGGTAATTGATCCAGAATTAGTACCTGAATTAGTGTTTAAAATTAAATCACCCGCGCCATTGGTAGTTATAGTAGCATTGGCACCACTGTCACCCACTCTAACAGTGTCAGCAGTAAGATATACGTCACCTGTGCCATTAGGAGCAATTTCAATATTACTATTGGCTGTAGAACCTATGTCAATTTTACCACCACTACCTGAACCTACAGCATCAGCATAACCCCATAGGGTTAAACTACCACTATTGGTAAAACCATGTATTATGGCATTTCCGCCTGTTTTTCCTAAGGACACACGATCAGTGGCTAATTGTATGCTATTAATAGCACTAATGCCACCATCACCTTCAGTGGTAACAATTTTACTTGCGTTGGTAGTTGTAGTAGATATTTCATAGCTAGTACCAAAACTTTTTAATAGACTACCACCACTATCACCAAAATTCACAGTGTCAGCATTTAAGAAAACATCACCTGTACCGTTAGGTGTTAATTGAATAGCACCATTAGTGTCTGTGCTGATAATTGTATTACCATTGATGTTGATATTATCAATTTGTAATTCTGGTGCTGAAGTTTTCTTGTTTAAGTTCCATGAATCATCTGCTGACGCATAGGTAATTGTGGCAGCAGTGGTAGGACCTTCAAGAGTAATACCACCACCATTGGCAGCAGCCGCATTGGCAGCACCTTTGGCAATGGTAATATTAATATCATCAACGTCTAATGTGGTTGAATTGATAGTTGTAGTTGTGCCATCAACTTGTAAATCACCTGAGATAACAACCTTGCCTGTGCCATTAGGCGCAATGGTAATGTTACCATTTGATGTAGATACAATAGAATTACCATTTACATCAAGATTGCCGCCCAGTTGTGGAGTAGTGTCATGACTGATGTCTAGTGTTACGTTTTGCCACAGTGATCCTGTGTAGCGTAGATAATGATTAGCAGCCAATGCCAGTGTGTGATTGACATCTACACCATGTAATTCATCAATTTCATAGCCGTTTTGAACGTTAACTAATATTCGTCCACTTACAGCATTTACACTGGTTACAACACCAATATAAACAAGATGATTTCCACCATAGGGTTTAGTAGTAGTTAATGAACCAGCAGTTGAACCAAGATATAGGATATCACCGCTGGTATAAGTGCTGGTATCAACATTCTTAATTAAGCCCTGTGTTACTATTTCACCAGTTGCTCCTGCGGCAATCGTTTCATTGGCCAAACCATAGGTAGTTGCTGAAGCCGTATCACCTACATTATTTGCTAGTTTTACTGAAGGATTAGCACCATTGGCACCAAATAGATAAACTGGCTGTCCTTTGTTTATGGTTACTGAATCTGCGTTATAGACTAGACTATGAATAGTTTTAATCACACTCCAACTTGTTTGTCCAGCACCATCAGTGATTAACACTTGATCCGCAATGCCTTGATCCTGAGGCCACGCACTGCCATCTAAAACAACACTGCCAGTACCATTGGGTGTAATTGAGATATTTCCATTTGACGCTGAAACAATTGAGTTGCCATTGACATCTAGATTACCACCCAACTGTGGAGTAGTATCTTGAACTATATCTGTTAATCCACCACCGCCTTCACTGATGTTTACATAAACACCATTGGCTTTTTTAAAGTGTAGTGTACCATCTGTTAGATTAAGACCAATTTGGCCTTCTACAGTATCACCTGATTGCCAAGTGTATCCTGTGGTTGTTGTTCGTTTATGTCTTATGGCCATAGAGTTTCCTCATCAAATGTATTAGGCTGGGGGCATTTCACCCCCTGTGTTTTTTTACTTATTAGAATGTACCGTCATCAACGTGCTGACTGAATTCAAGAGCAGTAGCACCTGCGTTAACTTTAACATAGTAACCACCTGCGCCACTGTAAGAAGTTGGTACATCACTGAGTCCAGTAAAAGCAGTAACACCTGCTGGATTTGTTGCCCAACTTAGTACACCTGAACCATTGGTTGTTAATACCTGATTCACAGTACCATCAGCATTGGGCCATAACATGCCATCAAGACTGATTTTACCAGTACCATTTGGTGTAATTGCTATGTTCTGATTAGCGCCATCAGTGATAGTAATAGTACCAGAATCTACACCTAAATTAGTACTTAAAGTTAAATCTTGTGTGCTTAAAGTTGTTAATGATTGAGCAGTTGATGAACCTGTGGCACCTAATACCGCAGCATTGGCAGCAAGAGTAAAAATTCTTGTGCTATTGGTAAAACTGTTATTGCTAAGATCAAATACTATGCTATGATCATTATCAGTAGCATATTCACCACCAACACGAGCAAACACTGCCTGCGCTGCGACACTGTCTCTAACACTGAAAGCCATAGTAGCAGTATGTCCATCCATGTTACTTAATGTGTTAGCAGTAAAATTACGTTGAACTATTACAGCATTGCTTACAGTGCCTGTGCTTGCTGAACGACGAGCCACAGTAAAACTAGTACCATCTTTGTTTAATACAATAGTACCAGTACCGTTAGGAGCAACCACAATGTTACCATTGCTTACAGAAACAATTTCTTGACCATTAACGTCAAGAGCACCACCAAGTTGTGGAGTTGTATCTTCTACAATATTTTCTAATTCATTACCTGTTGCTTGTATACCTGTAAAATCAATTTGACCATTGGTAATACTGATAGCAGTACCAGCTGAAAAATGAGCACGAACATCTGTAGCACTAGGACCTGTATAGGTAATAACGCCAGTAGAATTATCATAACTTAGTGAGCCATCACCACCTGAATCAGTTACTGAAATACTTTGACGAGCACGACTATCTAAATAATATTTGTTTACACTACCTTCAGTTAAAGCATCTGTAGTACCAGGACTTGCTGAAATTTCAACGTAAACTGTACTAGCCCAACGATAAGTCTTATTGGTATCTTGTGCTACATAGATAATGCCTGCTGTACCAGTGACGGGAAAACTGGCCAAATCATTGTATTCAAGCACATCATCTACATAACTGGGTAGATATGTGCTGGCCACTTTACCACCTGAATCAAGTGGGCAATAACCATTGACAGCACCTTTGTTGGCTGTTGATTCAGCATTACTAACATCTGCTACTGCTAGGGTGATAGCACCTGTTCGTCCAGCCACTGAAGTAACTGTGTTGACTTGAGCACCAGCCTCAATGCCATTTAATTTGTCAACATATTGTTTACCAGCAATAGCACGAACTGTACCACCAATTTCTCCATAGTAGAGTGTACCTCCATTGGTAGCACCTTCTACATAGGCCAACTGGCCAGATTCAAGCAAGGCTGGGGCTGTATTTCCTGAACTACGTTTAATCCTTATAGCCATCTTGGCCTCCTTTTAAAAAAACCCGTCATCATTAATAGGTTCCCAAGCACTATTACGTGCGGTATATAACGCACCTGTCATAGGCCTGTACCAATGCTGACCAGTTGATTGGACTGCGGGTTGACTGTCATTCACTATGGTAGGATCTTGCTTGTCAACCCAAGAAAGAACGCCAGATCCGTTGGTTTTTAATACTTGTCCTGCTGTACCATCTGTTTGTGGATAACTTAATCCATCTAAGACCACACTACCAGTACCATTAGGTGTAATTGATATGTTGCCATTAGCACCGTTAGTAATAGTAATTGTACCACTATTAGTTGCTTGATTAGTTGATAATACAAGATTTTGTGCGGTAACAGTGGAGATATTTTGTTCTTCAGTACCAGTTGAATGTCCTAACAATAAGGCACCTTCAGCAAGGGTAGCGAATCTTTTTGAATTAGTAAAATTATCAGTTGATAATTCAAAAGCAAGTTGGTGAGCATTATTGGTACGGTAAACTCCACCCACACGAGTGAAAAAACTCTGTGTACCAGCTGAATCTCTCATACTAAATGCCACAGCAGCCATATGATCATTCATATTGCTTAGTGTATTAGCAGTAAAATTGCGTTGAACACCTAGAGCATTACTTTGTGTGCCTGTGCTTGCTGATCTACGACTTATGTTTATATTAGTACCTGAATTGTTAATAACAATAACACCATTGCCATTAACATCAAGCAACATATTACCATTAACACCTTGATTAAGTATAATACTACCTGAATTAACACCATCATTAGTAACTATTTCTAAATTGCGGTTACTGTAACTGCTAATTCTTGCTGTGGCATTGCCAACTCCAAACAAAGTAGTGTTGCTTTTGTTATAAATTTTTCCTGTTGGACCTGAAGTTATATCTATTGATCCATTTACACCTAATAATACATTGGCACTTCCAGCAGCATTATTAGGGTCTGCTTGTATTAACAAGCCATTGGCGCCATTAGCAGAAATAATTCCCAGGTCAGTGCCTGGACCAACCAAAACCATACCAAGACCATTGAATACATCAGTATGTTTTAAAATTATGTCGCCTGAACCATTAGGAGCAAGTGTAATATTTCCATTGCTTACAGAAACAATTTCTTTGCCATTGACATCTAGATTACCACCAAGTTGTGGTGTTAAATCTTGTACAATATCTGTAACACCTGTGCCAGCAATAGTAATTGTGTTAGCATCTGTTCTTGTTAATGTTATATTTGAACCTGCGGCCAATTTAACATCATCAGTAGTAGCATCTGTGCCAGTTAATCTTAAATTGACACCGCCTGTAGCAGTTTCTGCTGAAATACCATATTTGGTATCTGTAGAAGTAAAAGTAATTGTGTTAGCATCAGTGCGTGTAATTGTAACATTTGAACCATCAGCAAATTTTACATTATCTATTGTGGCATCGCTGCCAGTAAGTCTTAAATTAGCTCCGCCTGTAGCAGTTTCTGCTGAAATACCATAGGTAGTATTAACATCAGTAATATTGACCCAACCAGCATCATAGTCTGTGCTAGAACTTTTTCTTAAAAATTGTCCTACAGTACCACCAGTTGGTAATCCATTATCTGCTATTCCGCCTGCTTCAATGAGAATGCCATTGTAATTGATTTCAATAGGATAATTGGTATTACTAACTGTAAGTTGATTTACCACTGGTGGTGTTACGACTATATCGTTTACCACTTCTTCTACAGTTACATTAATACCTTGTCCATTGGCTGTGTCTATAGCAATACCATTTTGAACTTCTTCTATGGTGATATTATAAGACATTTTACGCTCCTACAGTAAGAGCAGTATATCCCCCAGACAATGTGGGATCACCCACCACAACATCAGGTTCCCAGCAATTTACTAAAGCCCAACGATGACTGTTAATCTGGGCGGGCGTAGAAGCATCTGTCCATGTAAGACTAAACACAGTTATAGGCACATTTTTTCTAGCATCTGGAATAATAGGACCAGTATACATGTTAGCAGGCAAATTCACTTTAACTGTGCCTGCGGCTGCGCTGATTATACTTGGAACTAATCCGCCTGTGACTTCTACCTTGGCAAATGATCCAACTACTGTGCTGTTGGCAAAATTTGGTTTATTGGTATTGCGATTAAATGCTATTTCGTCTATGACAATAGTTTGATAATCTGCTGCGAAAATCCATCCATTGATATCTAGTGGAGCACCAGCATCATCTTTAAATGTATAAATTAATGTTTTTTGATTTGAAGGGAAAATGTTCTCAACTTGAACACTATCTGGCCCTCCAATATATTGTTGGAAGTTTAAGATACCTGGCATTGTGCGCTCCTAAGGGATACTGAATATCGCTAAGGCCATATTCAGTGCTGCTAATATATTTAGTGGGTCTTGGGAAAAACCCAGGATAAACCCACTAAAAACTTAATCTAAGGTTATGGTTAAATTACCAGCACCTATGCTGAAAGTATCACCATTTTGAATAGTTTTACTCACAGTAACAGCTCCCCAATAGAGCAAATTGCCAGAAGTCTGAGCATCATATAGGCCAATGTGTGTAATTGTACCCCAAGTACCAGTGGCAGTAGGAAAAGTACAGGTAGCTGAGTTACTGATTGCGCCACTGGCAGCTGCTGTACCAAAAGTTATGGCTGTACGCTGATAGGCATTGCCTGCCACTTCAGTACCTGCGTTGGAATCAGTTGGGCTGGCTGTGAAAAGACCCACATAGATAGTGCTAGGTGCTGTATAAGCGCCTGACGCACCTCTCAATGTATGATCTAAAACTTTGTTTTCTAAATAATTGCTAAAAGCAGTCATCTTTATATCTCCTTAATGTTTTACTTATTGATTTACCATTTGGCTAATGGACAACTAGAACTGTAAATTCTAGTTTTAATTTTCATTAGACATCCACATTGACGACAAATTGACACCACAGGTATCAATTGATCACAATCTCTACAGATGTTTAATCTCTGTTGACTGTTTTGTTCTTTGTCAACATACCATGCTGATTCATCTTGAATATTGATCTGTTGAGGTTCAATATTCACTTGTTCTTGATCGCAGCAAGATTCCGTTTGATTCATATTAGTATCCATATACTGTTGTAGTTGTACCTGTGATTAAACCTAATGGTGCCACAGTGTTAAAACTGGTTATAATTTGCGCAGGTTGTCCACCTAAGCTTGCTGAACTGGCCACAGCTTCTGTGGTCAATACAGTGATTGTGCTGGGATTACCTTTGGTCACACTCACTGTTTTAGGCACATTCACAGTGGCTTCACCTGCTTGCGCTTTGGGCAACATCATGCTTTTTGCCACAGTCATGCCTTTTAATTGATTGTCTGTGCCATCATAAGTACCACACCAAACTATAGGTACACTGACATACAAACAAGTTTTATCTGCTACTGGAGGTGAATCATTATCATTGATAGTAATACTAGCAGTTTTATCTAATTGACCGCAAGGATCTGCTTGTGCTGAATTAAATGTAATTGTAATACTTTGTGCGCCAGTATATACAGCATCATCTGTGGTGTTTATGACCAATGTGGCTACATTACTGTTTACAGTTACAGTACCAGTTAATGGTGTAGTAACTCTACCTGTACCACCACCTGTGATTATATATGGCACTGTGGTACCATTACTTACACCTGTAGTAGTTAATGTTACTGTAGAACTTGAACCTTCTGTAATAGTAGTTGGACTAGCATCAGTGGTATAGGTAAAAGTCAATCTATTGTTGATAACCACATTTTTACTAGTACCATTACAGGTAAACACTAATGTTTCTGACTCTGCTAGGGCATCATCAACAATGGGTATTGACAGTGTTTGACCAATTCTACACGTTCCAGTTAAAGGAAATGTAATATCTGCTGCTTGTACACCTGTAATGGTGTAGGGCAAGTCAACTTGATTAATATTAGGAAATAGGCAGGTATCACAAGGAGTACCAATAATTAATGACAGTGTGCTACCTTCACAAATTGAACTAGGACCTGTAATAGTTACTGGAATATCTATTTTTTTCAGTAATTCACCTTTGATTGAATTACCAAAAACATCTTCAACACGTTGTCCAGCAGTGGTATTGCTTAGAGCCTGTGTAACAGCACCTGTGATGGCGTTTTTAGTAAACACTGAGTTTAATAAACCAGTGACCATATTGGCACCAAGCAATTTTAACAGAGTGCTGCCAAAATTTATATCTTCTTTGGTAGTGATAGCATCGTTACAATTTTTATCTATGATATTATTGATAGGTGTTCTATCTTCTCTCACAATGCCTGCGGTATTGTACACAGCATCATCATATTCAAATGCTGTGATACTAATGACCAGTGTGTTGTCTTCATTGTCTTCTTCAGTGATAGTGAGAATACGAAACTTTTTAGCTGTAAATCCCAGCATGGTGCTGGTTACATCTATAATATCTCCAGCTTTGAGACCTAGACTGGTAAAATCAGTGCGAAATTGAATGATCTTGTCAATGCGACTTTGTTTTAATTCTCTTATGGCCAATGCTTCAATTTGTACAGGCTCATTGACACAGTCCAATGAAAAATTCAATATATTATCTTGTTCATTGGGAAATCTATCGCCTGAAGGTATACTGTATACAATGGTATCTTTTTGATCTAATAGATCTTTATGTGGAAAATCTACTTGAACAGCATTGTATAATTCATTGAGATCACTGCCGCTTACTGAAATACTGCCTATGATATTGGTATCATTGAAACTTTTAACACTGGCTCCAGCACGATTGATAATCACTGCCCATTTACCAGTATTGATATCAAATGAAGCCCAGCAACCACTGGCTGTGGCCAAGGTGTCTATATTTTCAGTGACAGGCCTACTGGTATCAATTGGTCCTGAAATGCGCCAACTAGAACTTAATATGGTACTCATTGCTTATCCTCTGAATTTTATAATAACTACGCCACTGCCACCAGCAGCTGGTGGTCTTGGAGTTGGCACGCCAGCAACTGATTCATATTGACCACCACCGCCTCCACCGCCTGTGTTAGCTGTGCCAGGTACACTGTTAGGTGTTACAAGATAATTTATATAACTCCAACCAGTGCCGCCACCGCCTAGTCCACCAGCGTAACCTACTGCGCCACCGCCACCTCCATAATATTGATTATTTCCATAACTGCCAGTCCATTGATAACCATTACCACCAGTTTGATAACCTAAATTTGGATACACAGGTCTAGCACTATTGGCACCTGCTCCTCCTCCTCCAATGCCAAAAACATAAACCCAGTTATCTTGAATAGAATCAAAATTACCAATTACGCTGGCACCTGCCTGTGTGCCATTTGATCCACTTGGCGTAACATATCCAGGCGAACTACCACCTGATACGTCAATAGTATCATATCTATAAGTTACAGGAGGTCCAGAAATTAAACTGGTACGAGTATAAACAGCACGGGCACCTTGACCGCCAGTGCTTTGTGCGTAAATTGTTCCTGATTCTTTGGCAAAAGTAGTTTGTCCACCTGTGCTACCACTAACATCTATAGTAGCTGGCGGATTATTAGGATCAAATGCGTAATCACTGCCCTGTGTACCGCCAGCGCCTATGGTTATTGAATAATTGACATATTCAAAAGCAAAATTACTTAACAATCTAACCTGGCCGCCACCTCCGCCGCCAGTGTAACTACCACCGCCACCGCCACCAACTACTAGTATATCTGCTGTGGTATAATATACTTGATTAACAGTGGGTCTATAATCATTTGTACTAGTAGTAATAGTCACAGTAGATGTATCTGCGCTAGCGGCAAAACCTGTTATGGGAATAGTTGTGGTAAATTCTAATGTACCATTGCGACTTTGAGCCCATGTAATAGTTCCAGAACTGCTGATATTTTTAGTAGGATAAAAGTAAACACCATAGCTAGAACTGGGAATTAATTGTGAATTAATTTGACTGGCTGTGCCAGTTATGGTCAATGATCCTGTAGGCACTGTGCCATTGCCTAAAGTAAAATATCCTAATGAACTGCTAATTGTAATGCTAAGTGAATCAGCAGGATTGGGAGTGCTAACAACAGGCGTGTTAGTACCAAATATATTATTACCTTGATTGGCTGTATAAGTTCTACTAGTTAATCCTGTTACACTGACTGTAGGACTACAGGTTACATTAGCAGTGGCTCCTATATTCACAGCAGTATTAGCAGTAAATCTAATAGTGCTGGTCATAGACCCAGTGGCTGATAGATAATCTACATTGACATTGATATCTGATGTAAAGGCAGCCGTAGCACTTAAACTGCTGGCAGCATCAACTATGACTCTTATATCACAAAGTAATGAAGCACTGCCAGTTAATGAACTCACAGCAGGTGAATTAACACCAATAATTGCTGTAGTTGTGGCCTGTGCTTGTAATTCAGCTATGTAATAAAATCTATCATCATAGGCTATCCAAGACTTAGTAACATCTTGACTTAGTGCGCTATCATAATAAATTACACTGACTTCTAAATACCATAATGGAAAAGTATTAAAATTACTAGGTAATTGCCAAGTAAAGTTCTTTACTTGATCCCAATCGCTCACACTGTGAATACCTGATATTGTATATACATTGCCCACTTGTGTTAATGAAGCACCACTGGGCAATGTTGGAGTGAATAAAATTGCGCTGCCAGTTAATGGCGTTGTAGAACCAGGTACTATAGTAACACGATATCTCACATTGGCAGTTTGATAATTTATAATTTCAACAATTTCAATGCCTGGACCAATTGATTGAAATGTTTGACCACCATAAGGATCTACTAGAGCAGTAAATGTTTGATCCTGAGCAATTAATGGATATTCACGATTAAATTTAACACCACTGGGTCTATTGTCTAAGACATCTAATGTTTCACTGCCAAATGTGTTTAATTCTTGTAGACTGTTCATG